CAGGCTTTCATCACTTTTTACTGCATCCCAGTCGATACAGATTGCCGGGTGAAGTGTTTCGCCAACGAGCATTGCGACAATCTCTTCTCGTGACTTGCCGGAAACAGCGGCGAGAATCACCTGATAGAGGTTTTTGCGAAAATGCCCGCCTTCCGGCTCGGGTTGCCTGTGACTGGCGCTGGAGGACTGACCTTGCGCATCCTGCTGGATCGACTGGAAAGCCGCCTCGTCTCGCACTGAGACAGGCGCGTCGTGCCGTGGTAGCGGAACCTGCACGGACCCCCTGTGGGGCTCTGAGATCAATGCCTGCTGACGCTTGATCTGCTCTTCGCGAGCGGCCTTCTCGGCCCTGAGGGCCTCCAGCTCAGAGCGTTCGGCCTCTTGGACCAGCAGGAGCGTCAATGCAGACTCCAGCCGCTCCTGAGCCTCCGCCTTGCGTGCTTCTCCGGCCGTCGAGAACTCCTCAAGTCCATCAACAGAGATGGCCTCCAGCTCAACCAACCTGGCCCGTGCCTCCTCAGAGGTTGAGACTCCGACTGGCATCGACGCAATACGATCAAGAACGGCTCGATGGAGATCAATTCGAGCCTGTTCTTTTGCTTGAATTGCCTTGATCTCTTTTTCGTGGGGATCGATCAAGCTTTGCACAGACGCCTCAAGGAGACGTGCCGTTTGGTCAATAGCTCGTCCTCGCTCCAAGTGGACGGCCTTTGCCTCTACCCGAGCGCGCTCAATCCTACCCTTGAGGCGGCGCAGGGTTGAGATCCAAGACCGAGCCTGCGCGTTACCACGTTTGTCGTGATAATCAAACTCCTTGTAATTCGACTCTTCGGTGGCGCCTGCAATGTCAAGTGCAAGAGCGTCCCAGCGCGAAAGTGCTGAAATCTCCTCTGGCTGGGAAACCTTGATAGCCAAGCCTGTTTCAGTCATTGATTTTGAAGATAGAGTTGATGAGACACTTGTCAGAGCAAGTCTTTATTCAATCACACTTTCTGGTTCGGCCATTTTCAATACTTGCTGCCCTTTTGAGTTTTTGCCAGCGTTGAGCTGGGTGGCGTATTCAGGAGTAAGTCTGTCAATCAGTTTCTGCCTAAGCGAGCTGTCAACTTGTTCAAAATCGGTGACTTGCAAGATTTGCCTAAGAGTCATAACGCCTGCTGACTGAACTCCAACTTGATTCATTTTCGCGAAAAGAGCTTCAGTGAACTTCTTGTCTGCTTTTTCGACCTCGGGAACATGCTCAAGGCTGGGAGGCCTGTCTTCTACATTGCGCTGATGTTTGTCATAAAGTGCAAGACCAAAAATATTACCAAAAGTCATAAATGCGCGCTTCATGGCATCAGTAGCGGCTTCTTTGGCTGCTGATTCATGGGCCAGGCCCAAGTCAACATCAATGCCGTGGCCAGCTCCAACGCCTTCGCGAATTACGCCGTTTACGGTAAGCCTGATGGTTGTGACATAGGAAACAGCCCAACCATCTTTTTTGGCTTGTCCAATTTTGCGCTCGCGCTCGGAAACGCACCTTATGTCAATGATTTGCTGATTCCAGCTTCCAAAGCCGAACACCCTGTTTGCTTCAGAGATTGCCCACCAGCCTTCGATGTAGGAAAGCGTTCGGCCTCCCTGGACGCGTGTTTTTACAACTTGTTGCGAAAGCGACTCTTGCAGCGCTTCGATCTGCCTGTCGCTAAATGGAGCTGGGTTCATAGCGGTGTGGTTGAGGCCCTGACGGGCTTACGGTTTTGAGGATACCATGGTCGGCAGCCGGTGTCAACAATCTCGCATGTCCACAAGAGGAGGCAGCAACCTGAATCGAATCCTGAGGCTCACCGCCAACCTTCTGTTTGAAAAGGGCGAGAGCGTGCCAGCCGTAAGAGATTTGCTCGACGGGTTTGTGACACCGGCTGCTGTGAGAACATGGTACGAAAAATACTGTGAAGTAAACGGACTTGAGTACAGCGTGAATAGCGCGAGAAGATACAAAAGAATGCCAATGCCGCCTATAGACTTTGATGCAGTTAAAATTCAAGAGCTTGAAAGCTTGCTTGAATCACCAGCAGGGCAGGAAAGTCGAAACGTCGTGGAGCCAGAGTGGTGAACACCTTCACCAGAGAGCTAAGAAGCCTGATTCCTTTGCCGTTTTTTTGTTGCTGCCCTGTTCTTGGTCTTTAACTTTTGGCGATCACTGCTTATCTGACGCATTCTTGCTCTGGCTATTTCGGCGTCCAGGCCAGACTGATTACTTGCAACGTTTGCGCAAGCTTCTGTATATCCGGGCGGGCGCAGGTCCGGGCGATCAAGGAAAATCTTTTCCCAGTCGGGGAGGTTATGCCCACTGTGTTGCATTGTCAAAAATAACCGAACTTTGCAAGTCGATCGAGCAAGCGAGAGTACCGCAGATTCCGTGTCTGTTTTTGGCCACGGAAACTGCTAGCTCATACGGATCTCGATCTCTGTCATAGTAGTGCGGGCGAAGCAGAAACATTACTATGTCTGCATCTTCTTCGATTCTACCCGATGCACGCAAGTCAGACAGTCCGGGCATTCTGTCATTTCTCATCTCTACACCCCTGTTGACCTGACACAAGAGAAAAATATCAATACCTATACTCACCGCAAGAGATTTCAGCGATTTTGTCACATTGCCGATATTTGACGTTTCTGAGTTTTGACCATCTCCAGAGCAGCCATCGATCAATTGCAAGTAGTCTATGAAAACGGCTGTTAAATTTGGCCTCGTTTTAGCCAGTAGCTTCACTTTAGCGGAAATAGAGTCAACTCCGACAACTGATTTGTCAAAGATGTGGAGCCGTTTCACAAGCTTTGCCTCTAGGTATCCCGATAGACGCTCTCTTTGGGAAGTGTTGTAACTTCTGAGTCTAAGATTATCAATTCGTATTGGATCGACGAGCTGTCCAGCCTCTTTTAGCTGCAAATAGTCAAGACATGCAATTGATCGATACTGTACTTGAACCTTTGGCATCTCAAGGCTAAAGAATGCAATATCTCCACTGTAGTTGGCTAGTTGCGTTGCCAGAAAAATTGCAAATGCACTTTTGCCCATCCCAGGCCTACCTGCAATAACAATAAGCCTACTTGAATATGGAGAGTTTCTTTTTGCTACCCCGCCTTGAATCACATCATCGAGAACTTTGACTCCCGTGCTAATGGCAATGTCCGTAGGCAACGGCAAAAGAGCAGTTTTGATTGATGAGTCCCAGTCATCGTCTTTCTTGTCAACGTTTGAAGCGTTATGCCAAATCTCCTGCTGATTTTCGATTAAGCTGGGAATCTCTTCCTCGAAAATCTTTTGATCGGGCTCCCCAGCAAGGAGGGAAATCATTCTTTCCGCGTTGCCCTTGAGGCTGTTTCTTGCGAGCTTCACCCTCCACAGCGGAATAACGGCTTCCAAGCATTCAACGTTGAAAAACATTGAAGGAGATGCCGCAACCTCATCAACCAGTGCGCATTCATCCTTGTAGCCCATCTCAAAGAGCAACTTTTGCGCCATCACGGAAATACTTCCGGGTACGATTAGGTTGCTCTTTGTAAGGCTTAGAACGATCTTCTTGACAACATAAAAAATTGCCTTTCTGTGCGAACCATTAAACCAGTCTTGCTCAACAATTGAAACAATGTGGCAAAGCTGATCGGAAGACGACGGATCTGATTCAAGTGCGTAAACACAGGTTGACAGAAAGGAGTCTTCGATTTCCGTGGTTTCCCACGTCTTCATCTGCGAAACGATTGCAGAAATCTGATTGCTCATTTAGTGAAGTGTGTAAAGGATTGGCGCCATGGCTGGCTTTGCTTGAACTGGTTGTCGCAAAACTATTCCATTGTCTTTTGCCAGCTTGTCAATAGTTTCCTTGTAACCAGCAAATCCGAGCGACCTCCAGTTCATTTCAGATGCGTACTCACAATAAACCTTTAATGCTCCGATTTGCTTTGCATACTCAAGCCCCCTCAATGTAATGTTTGTAATTTCTGGATTTAGCTTGTGTTTCTTTTTTCTGTTTTCGAGCCAAGCGGTCAGCGGTGCTCGATGAGGTTCCAGCCAGTCCGGCAGCTTGATCGCCGTCGAGCATGGGCCGCCATCGGCCGAGGGGGGTAGGGGGGTTTCTTCTTCTACTGGTCTTCTCTCTAATGGTCTTCTTATGCGTACTGGTTTTCCGGCGTCCGGTTTTTCAGGACGCTGGTTTTCCGGCGTCCGGGTTTTCAGGACGCCGGCTGAAGGCACTGGCTCGGGAGGAGCGATTGGGGCGGCCGGCTCAACTGGCTTGTCCGTGAACACGTAATGTTCGCCAATCACCTGCCCTGCATCGTTTCTGTTTTTAACGTTTCTGAGATACCCAAGCGTGCGAAGCTCGGACAATGCAGCTAAAACCGCGTCTCGACCCTCGGTGCCATGCTCAACAATCCATGCTCTTGTAAATTTGAAAGACTGCTTATGAGACAAGCAGCCAGCCAAGATTCCCTTGGCTCGCCAGCTTAAGCGTTTGTCCCTGAGAGCTTTGTTGAGGACGATGGTGAAGTGGACACCAAGTCCACCATTTTGAAACTCAAGCTCTTCCATTTCAGTTGAAAAGTTTTTTTGCCATCAGTTGGACCATTTCTTTCAGTTCTGCGATTTCACTCGTCATGGTGGGGGTAAGCTCCCTTGCCTTCATGGCTTCAATGCAAAGCTCGGACACATGGTTGGAAAGCGCCTTATGTTCAGGTTTTGTAGCCTTGATCTTTTCAAAAACTTCATCAGGAAGCGAGATGCTGACTCGTGCCATTGATCCGGTTTGGGATGCAGTACGAGGCCATCCTATGTCATCGGAGTCGATCGGTCAAGTCCCGCCCGCTGAGCCTTCCCCCGCCTGCTGGGCTCTCGTCACATGCTGCCTCAGGCCCACTCCGCCATTTCGGTGATTACTCAATCCTGATTAAGTTGGCTGTGCGGCCCAGTGCTGGCCTTGGTTCTGGGGCATCACAGGCTGATCCGATGCCCCTGCTCAAGCTCCTTGCGAGCGGCTCGGGCCAGGGCCTCCAACTCAGGCCAAGAGCCTTGGACACCTTGAGCGCGGTTGCGAAACTTGGATCGCCTTCGGCGCTGAGTGCGCGACACAGGCCCCTAGGAGGCCTGCCAGGAGGCCTGTGGGTATGTCCGTGAGGGCAGCCTCTCCACAGCCGCCTTGAGCGGGCAAATACGGCAGCTCGCTTGACGGTGCTTCGCGTCATGCGGTGGAACCTCCGAATTTTGCGAAGGAAAGTCATGGGTCAGTGATCACTAGCTCTGGTAAAATCTGAGTCGATCACTTCAAGTCCAAGCAAAACCAAGCCGAGGTGATCGCCAGATTTTTGCATTTTCAAATTGCCTACCAGTTATGAGCATTGAAGAGCAGCTAAATGAAATGAGCTGCGTCCCGCTATTAACAGCGGAAGAAGAAATATTGCTTGGAAGTCAAGTGCAAAGAATGATGGCAATTATTCGCGCAAATTGCTCGATAGGACAGGTTAGCGATTCTAATATTAGCAAGTTACTAAAAGAGTTAGACGCGGAATCCAAGAAAACGGTAAAAAAAGGGCTAAAAGCAAGAGATAAAATGATTGCAGCAAATATGAGGCTTGTTGTATTTATCGCAAAAAAATTAAAAACTGGCGAAGTTCACATGACAATTCAAGATATGATACAAGAAGGCGCGATTGGACTTGCCAAGGCGGTTGAAAAATTTGAGCCAGAGCGAGGTTACAAATTCAGCACTTATGCGTATTGGTGGATCAAGCAGGGAATAAACAGGGCAAGCGACAATCTCGAAAAAACTATTAGAATCCCTCTTAACGTTCAAAAAAACATAAAAGACATAAGAAACTCGAAAAACGTTTTAACGGCGTCCCTCGGAAGAGAGCCAACAATTGCCGAAATCGCAGAAAAACTTGGCAAAAGCGTTGAAAAAATTGAAAAAAGTTTATTGCTGAGCGTTTCAGTTCTTTCTCTCGACACCTTTTACGCCGAGGAAGATGATCGACTTATCGATAAAATTATCGTTGATTCAGACGGTTTCTTGCCTGCTGACGACTGCAGCGGAGACAGAGGCGACCTTGCCATGAAGTTCCTTGAAGCTCTCCCTCTCAGTGAGCAAAACCTCATAAAACAGGCGTACGGAATTGACTGCGAAAGAAAGTCAATAAAAGAAATTGCAAAATCTCAGGAAATCACAGATCAAGCGCTTAGGGAGAGGCTCAAGGTAATCACCAATAAAATCAGGAAAGCTGTCTTAATGATTACTATGGCAAAAATTTGAAACCAGCTTGTCCAAGATGCTTCGCCCAAGATCCCTCGCCTGCCGCTAAGCTTGCGCTGAAAAGGGTTTCACCGTGAAAGAGTTCGCTGCCGCCATCGCAGGCGCCGTCATTGGTGTTGGTGGCACGTTTTTCATCAGCAAGGGGGATCGGCAGTCCCAGGCCCGTGATGCCGTGATTCGTCTCACCGAGGCAGTTGAGCATATTGCGCGGCAGCTTGAAATTCTCCACCAAGACATGAAGGAGGACAGGCGAGAAACTTATGAGCGAATTGGATCCGTAGAGCAGCGGTTAAGCCGCCTGGAGGGAATGCGATGAACTCGGCTTTTATGAAATTTATCGGCTCAGCGGCTTGCAACGGCATGTTGGCCGGGCAAGTCGTTTTTTCCGTAGCGTTTGTGGGTGGCTGTGAAATGCCAAACTGGCTTGTTGCTCCCAAACAGATGGATGCTTGCTTGCAACGCTGGATGACAGTTAGTGCGCTGTTTTTCCCGTCAGGCTTGCGGCAGTCAGACATTCAGCCGATAGACGATCGCAGGCGTAAGCTGTTTGGTAGTCAACCACCAAACAGGTAGCATGACTCGTCCATCTCTCTGGGATTACGCACGGTTTACGCGTCGAGACGGCAGTCACCACAAAGCATTCTGGAGCGCTCTTGATG